TTTTACTATCTTTGATAACCTTTAATTATAATATAAATGTCTGATAATCAAGAACTTAACCAGAAGAAACAAATTTCAGAATTTAAGAAGTCTTTTTATTTAAGTCATGGGATTAAATTGTATATTTACACCCCTCAAGATCAAAACAAAAAGATCCCATTAGGTATATTTCATGACAGTGCTTTACTTGCATTACATGAAAATCATCCTAAGTTTCAGAGTATCAAAACTCTACAACACAGGACTAGATTGAGGGAGTTTCTTGTATACGTTCAAGTTATGTCATACTTGGCTCATAAAGAAGGGCATACTAAAACAAGTATAGGTAGATTTTTAAAACGCAATCATGCAACCATCATTAATTCATGTAAAATGATTGAGAATGGATTTTTTACTAATGATGAATCTGTAATGAATGCATATAATAACACTTTAATAAAAATAAAAGAATATGTGGGAACTATTTCAGAAAATACTGATGATGAAGATAACACCAAACCAAGCCCTAATACTGTTTGGGATGAAGCAAGGCGTATCCTTACCAAATGTTAAGTCTGAAGATAAAGAAAAGTTAATTGAAAAAGGTTTATTAATAAAAGAAGAAAACCAATATAAAATGACTGCTGAAGCTAAAGCATTTTGTGCTAGGCTTGATAACTATTTTGTTAAAGCAAAGAAAAAAACTGATATACAACTCATGGGTAAGGACTTTAATGATAAGATCCACACATACAGAGAGATATTTCCAGCAAGGAAACTACCAAGCGGTAAGCCAGCTAGAAATAATATCAAAGCTTTAGGAGAAAACTTTAGATGGTTTTTTGAAACATATGACTATGGTTGGGATGAGATAATCAAAGCAACTAAGATGTATGTCAATGAATATAGAGATACAGAATATATGTATATGCAGACAAGTCAATACTTTATATCAAAGCAAGACAAGCATAGGGTTAAACACTCTACATTAGCTGACTATTGTGATATGATTATTGATGGAGTAGAAACAGAAAAAGAACACTTTAAAGAAAACGTTGTATGAAAAATAAACCATCATGGATTGGGCAATATGCTGCATTTAATGATGCACTTAAATATATGTATGCTAGGTCAACAGGAGAAGAGAAATCAATCTATACTCCGTGGCCTAAGTTTAATGATGCTGCCACTGATGGTATAGAATGGAATACTTTGACAGTAATTGGTGGTAGACCTGGTTCAGGTAAGACACTGATTAAGGATCAAATCATTAGAGAATCATTTGCTTTAAATCCAAATGATAAGTTTAGAGTATTAGAATTTCAGTTTGAGATGGTAGGGAGAACCTCAGCTATCAGAGAATTTAGTTCTATAACTGGTAAAACATACAAAGAATTATGTAGTGCAGGATCAATATTAAATACAGATACATTAAATAAATGCCATTTATATGCTAAAGAAAGAGTAAAGCACCCGGTTGATATAATTAGTACTCCTATGACTGTTAATCAGATGCGTGAGCAAATTGATCAGTATATGACACAGCATAAAGGAGTAAATACAATGATAACACTTGATCATACAATGTTAGTCAAGAGAGCACCATACCAGAATAACACATTAGATATGTTATTTGAGTTAGGTGAATTCTTTACACAGTGTAAGAGAGATTATCCTTGTTTGTTTATTGCTTTATCACAACTAAATAGGAACATAGATAATCCGGACAGGGCTATAGATGGTAAGTATGGTAACTATATACTTGAGTCAGATATATTTGGCTCAGATGCAATGCTACAGCATGCAGACATGTTAATAGGTATCAACCGCCCAGCTAAACAAAAGATTAGATATTATGGACCAGATAGATATATAATAGAAAATGATAGAACATTGGTTTTACATTTTCTTAAAGCAAGAAATGGTGATGCACGTATGTCATTTTTCAAAGCTAAGTTTGAACAAATGCAAATAGAAGAAATGGCAACACCTCAACAACAAGAACGCAGATGATAAATACTAAAAACTTAAATAACAAAAAAAAGATGGGACTAACACCGCAAGAAAGAAAGCAGAAGGTTGCATCACTAAGAGAAGAGCATGAAGATTACTTTCAGACAGAAGGAAAGATTAATGCATTATACATACCTAAGATGGCTTACAGGCCAACTGGAAAGGATGAGCTACATGTAAGCTTTTTTCCAAGTGAATTTGAAAAAGGAGAAGATATATATACAGAGTTTGTATCTATAGATTATGATACAGAAGATCCAAAAAGGACACTATATTATCATAAACATAATCCACACTGGCAGGAAGAGTATGAAATCATAACAAGTAATTCAGGATTTCAGAGACACATTATACCTGTTAGTGAACTAAAGGTTATAAATGATGTAACAAATAGGGGTAAAGCTATAATAGATTTTGCAAATCCAGATTTGCCTAATCCAGATGAAAGCACTGACACTGCTCCCCTCCTCTCCAATGCAGAGCTGATAAACGCATTATCAGAAATAAATGCAACATTAAATAAATTAATTAACGTAATTCAAAAAAAGTAATATGGCAAACAGCGTATTAGTAATTGCTGACTCAGGTACAGGAAAGTCTACCTCAATCAGAACATTAAATCCTAAAGAGACTTTCATTATAAACATTGCTAACAAACCATTACCGTTCCAGGGATGGAAAAGCAAATACACACAAATTAGTAAAGATAACCCAAAAGGTAATCTGACATCAGCTTCATCAAGTGCAGGAATAATAAAAGCAATAAAGCATGTAGATGAAAAAATGAGCCATATCAAAACATTAGTAGTAGATGATTGGCAGTATATGAGTTCTTTTGAATATTTTGACAGAGCTAATGAGAAAGGTTATGATAAATTCACTCAAATTGCAGCTAACTTAGCAATGGTTGCAAAACTTCCTAAAGACTTGAGAGAAGATTTGACTATCATTTTCTTAACTCACTCAGAAGATTCAACTGATATAAATGGAAATAGAAAAGTTAAAGCAAAAACTATTGGCAAAATGATTGACAATACACTAACTTTAGAAGGACTATTCTCTATAGTATTATTTGGTAAAGTAAATAAAAATGATGATGGTGAACTTGAATATGGTTTTGAAACTCAAAACAATGGAGAGAACACATGTAAATCACCTATGGGTATGTTTGAGGATAAGTTTATTCCAAATGACCTACAATTTGTAAAAGATTGTATTGAAAAATATAATCAATAATTAATAATTAATAAAAAAGTAAATTATGTTAAGTACTAAAGACATGTCTGCCGGATCAGGTAGCATCAAACCAGTTATTGGAGTGGGTAACCACAAAATCAAAATCAATTCTATTACATTTGACCAAACACCTTATGATTCAGATGCATATAATATTACATTACATGTAGAGTCTGAGCCTGTTACTGGAGAATTTAATGGTTTCTTAAAAGATATGAATAATCCTAATGGTGAGCGTTATGCAGGCCAAGTAGGTAGAGTTAGATTCTCACCATATCCATTTAAGGATGCAACATTAGCAAATGGTAATGAGATTAGCCGTGATACTGAAGTATTAAAAGCTATGGTATTTTTATCTGAAGTAGTAGGTAAAAGAAATGAGCTTGATGCTATTGAGGCAAATACAATTGAAGACTTTATGGTTAAGGCTGCTAATGTATGTTCTGAAACAGGATATATCAATGCTTGCTTAGGTGCACGTGAGTGGGAAAATAAAGAAGGTTATGTAAATAATGACTTGTTTTTACCTAAGAGAAGTAAAGATGGTATGCCATTAGAAGAGTTAGATAAAGAAAGCTCTAACCTATTAACATTTGATAGAAATAATACAAATCATTTTAGACCTTATTTAAAGAAAGAAACAACAGCTTCAAATTTTGAGCCTGCAACAGCTTCTGGAAGTGACTTTGATCTGTAATATAAAACCAAAAGAGTGGGCTCAGTATAATGCTGGGCCCATATCTTTTTAATATATTTGGATTATGTTCAGCACTAAAAATTTAATATTAGAAGAAACAGACGTACCAAGTTACTGGGTGTTTCAGTATTATCTAGACTTACCTGAACAGCTAACAGGTCAAGACATTAAGATTAATTCAATATTTAATCCTAATGACAAGACTCCAAGCTTTTGCATATATGTGGATAAAACCATAATGCAATATAAGTTTAAAGACTTTTCTACAGGTATTGGAGGTAACAAGTCAGACTTAATTAGACACATGTTTAAGTTGGGTTATCCTCAGGCTACAAGAAGAATAATAGAAGATTACAATAAGTATATACAGGAAAATGGTAAAGTCAGTGTTGAGTTTGTGCCTCAGGCTAAATGGGAGATTGACTTTATAAAGTATAGAAAATGGAATCAGGATGATGCTAATTACTGGCTATCATATAGAATAGGCAAAACATTATTAGATCAGTATAATGTAAAGCCAATAGAATATTTTAATATGATTAAGCAAGATGCATTGGAAATAGAATCTTTAAAGATTGGAAGCAAACATTGCTATGGTTACTTTGATAGAAATGGTGAAGTATATAAAATATATCAGCCTCATAGTAAAAAGCATAAGTTTCATAAAGTAAAGAACTATATCCAGGGCATAGATCAGCTGCAGTATAAAGAACCTTACTTGGTGATTTGCTCATCTCTTAAAGATGCAATGTGTTTAAAAGGTATGGGTTATAACCTAGAAGTTATTAGTCCAGACTCTGAGAACACTATGATTAAACCCCATATCATAGCAAATCTTAAGAAGAAGTACAAAAGTATAATAACGTTGTTTGATAATGATGATGCAGGTAAACATGCAGTTAAAAGATATGCAGATGCATATAATATAAATGGATGTACACCAACTATATGCAAAGACATATCAGATGCTATGGTAGAAATAGGATTTGATAAGACACATGCTATGCTAAAACCATTATTAAAAACAACATTAAATAAATAATTATGACAAAAATAAGATGGTGGATACCAGGCAATGTTCCCTCAAGTAAAAACGGTAGGCGTTGGACAGGTAAATATTTTATTGCTAGCAAAGCTGTAATGAATTATAGAAAGGCTACCAAAGATATATATGCTAAGTATGCTGAGGATTTTAAAGCTGAAGTTGCTAAGAATGATCTACCTGTTAAAGTATCATTTGAGTTTATAAGAGGCAGCCGTCATAAGTTTGATTATATTAATCCTGCACAGACAGTACAAGATGATATGGTTAAACACGGATGGATTGAAGATGATAATGCTGAGTTTATTATACCAGCATTTGAACAATATTCTTATGATAAAAAAAACCCCGGTGTATGGATAGAATTAATTGAAAATGGCAAAGAAGAGAATAATAACAATAGATGAGTTTTTTACATATAAAGAAATGTTTTCAGGATTACTTGAAGATAGAGCTTTAGCTTGTGAAATATATAATAATGCAAACTATAAAGACAAAGACATTATAGATAAGCTTATGGCTAAAGCATTGCTATTTAAAGATCGTGTAGATTTTTGTATAGCAGTAGAGTATAGCTTTGAGATAGGGTCTTTTAATACAAATAGAGTTTATGCATATATAGAAAAAAGCAAAGCAGATAAAGTTTATATGGACATACTTAGAAAAATAAAAGATAATGATTAACATACAAGATCAGGTTGCTAGGACAACCAAAAGTTTAATATTTGCAGAGCCCTTTTACGGGCTCTTTTTAATTGGTATCAATAAAAAGTATAGCATGCAACTGCCTACTGCAGGAGTAAGCAAACATAATATTGGATGTCAATTGACTATAAACCCTGAGTTTTATAATAACCTTAGTGAAGATCATAGATTTGGTTTAATTAAGCATGAGCTATTGCATATTGCATTTGGTCATCTTATAACTAGAAGTCTATATTCAGATCATAAATTATTTAATATAGCTGCAGATTTAGAAATCAACCAGTACATACTGGAAAGTAAACTACCTGAAGGTGGTTTATTACTATCAAGTTTTCCTGAGATAAATTTACCTAAGAAGGCTGGTACGGATAAATACTATGAATTACTTGAACAGGCACACCAAGATGGTACTTCACCTTCTTTAGATAATCTTATGGATCAGATGAATGGTGAGTCACAATATTGTCATGGTACATGGGATGATTTTGATTCATTACCTGAAGCTGATAAAAAACTAATGCAAAAACAAATTGAGCATCAGTTAAAAGAATCTGCTGAGCAAACAGTAAAGAAACAAGGTAATATACCGGGTGAGTTAGCTGAGCTTATACATAGGCTGATGCATATAGAACCTCCTAAGTTTGA